GAACAAATAACATATCACTAAAGGAGATATAATGGCATTAAATAACCCAAAACCAAAATTTGTAAATGGATCATTATATCCAAATGCAAAGATGACTGTTTCAACAGATATGAACCCTTATGCGGGTCCTCATGTAAATAAACAAGAAATTGTTGATGTATATACGGCTAGTATGGAAGGACCAAAAGTTACACAAAACCTAGGTGCTGGACCAAAAGGCCAAAGAAGTAAAGCACAAATTAAAAAGGTTCCTTTTAAGGGCTTATTTTAGTGGACTGCAAAATCTGCGGGCATGACTGCCATTGCAGTAAAGTAGGGTCTTGTTGTAGTAAAGAAGACTGTCATTGTAATTCTTGCGAACATTGAACTATTAAGGTAGACTGTTTTTTTTAAAGGAGGTTTTATGAAACTTTTAAAAGATATATGGGCTCACTTGAAAGAGTGGAGTGACTGGGGAATGAAGGACTGGATTAAAGCCGGTATCGTTGCTCTCGTAGTAATTATAGTTCTAGGAAAAATTTCAGGAGCTGTATAAATGTTAGGCATCATTCAAGGAATCTTAGGAGGCCAAGGTGGTGCGTTAAAAACTATTTCTAAAGTGGTCGATGACTTGCATACCTCAGATGAGGAACGGCTTGACAAAAAAATATTGATGCAGCGTATCAAACAAAAACTCGCTGAAAAACAAATAAATGTCAATGCAAAAGAAGCAGGTCATCGATCAATTTTTGTTTCTGGCTGGAGGCCGTTTATAGGTTGGTGCGGAGGCTTTGCGCTTGCCTTTGAATTTATTCTTTCTCCAGCAATTGAATGGTATTCTAAATTTGCAGGATTAAACTTAACGGCTCCAGAAATTCAAACTGGGCCCTTACTAGCAATTGTTACTTCAATGCTCGGCGTCGCCAGCTTGAGAAGTTTTGAGAAGGCCAAAGGCTTAACTAAGTAATGGCTAAAAAAGGCTTATACGCTAATATAAATAAAAGAAAAAAAGCAGGCACAAGTAGGTCAAAAAAGAAATCTACTATTAGTAAAAAAGCCTATGCTAATATGAAAAAAGGTTTTCCTAAAAAGAAAAAGTAATGCCCTTTAAATCAGAGAAACAACGAAAGTTTTTGTTTGCTAATGAACCAAAAATAGCTAAGAGATGGGCGAAAGATTATAAACATGGGGGTTTTGTTGTTGTTAAACCAAGAGGATTTGGGCGTATGCTACCTAACAAAAGACCTAGAACAAGGATATATACATAATGGCATCGCAACTAGTAGAAAAAAGAATTAAAGATCACGAAGGGTACCGGGATATGGTTTACTTAGATACCAGGGATCTTGCCACAATTGGGTACGGCCACTTAATTACAAAAAATGATAATTTTGAACCTGGGGTTCAGTATCCTAAAGCTCAATTATTAGAATTATTTAAACAAGATTTAGATAAAGCTGAAAAAGAAACTGATGAACTAGTAGGGCATATACAAGAATTACATATAGTTGCTAAAGATTGCATTATTGAAATGTGTTTTCAACTTGGAAAACGTGGTGTGCAAAAATTTGTTAAAATGCTTTTGGCACTTGAAGAACGTGATTATAAAACAGCGAGTTTAGAAATGTTGGATTCGAAATGGCACAGTCAAACTCCTAAACGTTGCAAAGAGCTTTCACAATTAATGGAGTATTGCCAATAATGGATATAATAACAATTGTAGAATATCTTAAAAAAATAATAAAAACTAGACAAGACCAAGTAAATCAAGTTATAACGGGAGATGTTAAGACTTTAGAAGAGTATAAGTATCTTTTAGGGAAATTACATGCCTATAAAGAAACCACACAGGAACTCACGGACCTGCTAAAAAAACAGGAGCACTATGACGAAACCGAAGATAATAATACCAGAGACTAATATCATTGATATTAATGAAAAACCCTACAAAACAAAAAAAGAAATAGGAAAACTTCCGGAACCTACGGGGTATAGAATTGTTTTGTTTCCTTTACTATTAGAAACTAAAACTAAATCGGGTCTGCATCTCACTGATGAAACGGTGGCAGAAGCGCAAATAGCTACAAATGTTTGCCGTGTATTAAAAGTAGGACCTGATGCTTATCAAGATAAAGAAAAATTTCCTAATGGAGCTTGGTGTAAAGAAACTGATTGGGTTCTTATTACTCGATATGCGGGATCAAGAATCCGTATTGATGGTGGAGAACTAAGAATAGTAAATGATGATGAAATACTGGCGGTCATTGATCATCCGAAAGACATACTGCCAGCAAGCTTATTTTAGGAGAATATTATGGCCGATGAAAAAATGATTCCATTAGATACTGATGGCAACGACGTTGAAGTAACTTTAAAAGAAGAGGTTACTGAAGGGGTAGAAGTCCCTGAAAGTAATGTTAGAGAAATTTTCAATGATGACCCTATCGTTGAAGTTAAAGAAGAAGTTAAAAAAGAAGAAGTTAAAAAAGAAGAGGGCGGAGAATTAGAAGAGTATAGCGCAACAGTTAAAAAACGTATTGATAAGCTTACTCGTAAAATGCGGGAATCTGAACGTAGGGAACAAGCAGCTTTAGAGTATGCTAAAAAAGTTCAAGCTGAAAATAAACAATTAAATAATCGTTCAACAGAAACTAATAAAGCATATGTTAGCGATCTTACAAACAGGGTCACCGCTCAGATTGATTCAGCGAAAAACAATTTAAAAAATGCTATAACAAATGGGGATGTTGATAAACAAGTAGACTATCAACGAGAAATATCCTCCTTAACTCAAGAAGAAGATAGGGTTCGTAGGGAAAAAATAAAATTAGATAGATTATCTGAGGCAGCTACGATTCAAGCAGATTCAAATAATTCTCAAGTAAATAAACAAAGAGCGGCCCCACCACCACCCGATCCCAAAGCCGTTAAATGGGCGGAAGATAATTCATGGTTTGGGCAAGACCAAGTTATGACATATGCAGCCTATGGATTACATCAACAGTTAACTGAAACAGAAGGTTATGACCCTCGTTCAGAAGAATATTATGAAGAAATTGACCTAAGAATAAAAAAAGAGTTTCCACATCGCTTTAAAGAGAGTAAAGTACAGGAAAATAGTAGTAATGGAAAACCCGTCCAAGCCGTTGCTTCTGCAAATCGATCGACAAAATCTGGACGTAGAATTGTGAGACTCACACCTTCGCAAGTAACTATCTCGAAAAGACTTGGTGTGCCATTAGAAGAATATGCTAAATACGTGAAGGAGTAGCAAAATATGAATATAGATAATAAACAAAAGACCTCACGCAAAACGGAAACCCGTGAATTAAAAACTCGTAAAAGAGGTTGGGTTCCACCTTCTAACTTAGAAGCACCAGATCCACCTGAAGGTTTTCACCATCGGTGGGTAAGATTTGAATTTAGAGGAACACAGGATGAAAAGAATGTGACTTCTAGGATTAGATCTGGGTATGAGCCTGTGAGAGCAGATGAGTATCCCGATAGACTTGATTTACCAGCTATGACAGATGGTAAATATAAAGGTATTATCGCTGTTGGTGGTTTAATGTTGATGAGATGTCCGATTGAAGTGAAAGAAGATAGGGATGCTTATTTTCGTGGAGTAACTAATGATCAGAAACAATCAGTGGAAACAGATCTTATGAGGGAGGAGCACCCTTCAATGCCAATCTCGCAAGAGAGGCAATCTCGGGTAGAATTTGGTAGAAGCAAAAAGTCTTAATGGTTAAGGTTTTATGTCTCTACCTCAATGTCTAAAGGAGACATATTATGGCTAATATAAATGCAGCTTTTGGTCTACGTCCATACGAAAGATCAGGCTCAAATTATAATAACCAAGGTGTAAATGCGTATCCTATAAATATCGAGGGCATGAGTGACGGTACTACTAGTAAGATCTGGACAGGATCTGCTGTAGAACCAAACGCTACAGGTTTAATTGATATAGTTGGTAACGCAAATGGTGGCACAGTTCCTTTGCTAGGTGTTTTTATGGGTTG